CTCGCTTTCTTTTTTGTGGCTTGCCTTTCGGCTTCTCGCCCTTTTTAACCATACGGGCGTATATGTAAAAGGCTGCATTTACTCCGTTGTGCTTTACCTCTGCATCCAGGAATGTAAAGCCCGGATATGCCTTTTCCATTTCTGCTTGTAACACGCTACTATCAAAGGCCATTTTCTCAACCTTTGCTTTTCTGAACTTTGAATAACTGCGTTTTGGTTCATCCGGCTTTTTTAAATTCTTGGACGGACACCAACGCTTTGTTCCGTGTGGGTTCTGTGTTATGTAGGTGGCAAGTCCGGTTAATAAAAAATTCTCGTCCGGGCTTATGTTCCTGGTGTTTGGTCTATCGCACTTTCCCCACATTCTTTCTAACTCGTCACGGTCTATTCCGCCGGATATGAGTAAATGAAAATGTGGGCGTGTGTATTCCTCAAATGCGATTATGTAAATATACTTTGCATTTTCTAACCCTAACTTTTTACGCTTGCGGTTTATGCGGCGTATGAAATTAACCACATCTTTTTTTGCATCCTCGTAGGTTTCCGGCAATAACCCGTTATTCCAACCAAATGTAGCCCATATATCCCCTTTTCCAAAATTGATATTGGCTAAACGGATTAGATACCGCCTTGCGTTCTTGTCATTGAGGTTTGATTGTGACGGGCTTGTTTCTCTCTTCTTTTCCGTCTTTGGCATATCTGCTTTGAATTTAAAGGACGGGTACACCATACTTTCAAGCAATGTTGTGTTGCTCTCTGTGTTGGTGCTTTTGTATGTGGATGTTCTGTATAGGCAGTTTACCCACCCCTCTTTCATCCACCTTTCCAACTCTGCTTCCTCTAACTTCTTGCATTGTTCCTTGTATGCTTCCTCATAATCGTAATTGTCATAATATCTTTTGCCCATTGCCCCACCTTTTCACTTATCTATCTAAAACCCACCTATCCAGGCAGATATAAAACATATATTTCTATAACGGTTGATATGTTAAGGCCCATTACAAGGACGGTTAAACCCGGTTGCACCGTCAAAAAAAATTAAAATCTACGGTCCCAATCTTCAAAAAGCCACGCCCACGCCTGGCGGACTTTCAAAAATCCTATGAACCATAAAGCGGCAAGCGTGAAAAATCCCGTTGCCGTAACTGCTGCAATTATGGTAATAATCCTTGCGATCATGTAAAACCAACCTTTCCAATGCGGTTTCTTCCTATATATAGAAAAACCACATTTACAAACACTATATATTGTGCTATACTCTCTTTGTTGAGTTCCAACCCCTATTGTTTTAGGTCCCCACCTTTGCAATAGGGGTTCGCTTTTTCTATGCTTCCGGTATTTCTTCAAACTCTGTTTCGTAAATATCCGGTGCATATCTCATTAAAAGGCTTTTTGCTTCCTCTTCTGTTATGGCGTGTCCTACTTTCGTGTTGTAGTCCTCTGTATGCGTCAAAAGCCAATTTCCTTTTTCACTTCTCCACAATTCACAATCGTATGTAGTTCCTACTTCTCTATTTCCGTAAATTGCCTTAACAAGTGGGCTATTGGTTTCATACCATTTCTTCACATTTGCTATTTTCTTCATTTTATCCGTATCGTACTTTAATCCCTTGATAATAAACTTCATTACTGCACCCCTCTTTCCGCCTTTTCCTCACATTTCCAATAATATTTATTGATAATCAACATTTCTTTGGATAAAAGCATGGATAACCCTAAAGGAACGGTTATAAATGCTATTGTTGCATCCCCCTCTAAAATCTTGATTGCTACGGCCGTGAAAATCAGCAATGCAACGCCGTTTAACTTCTGCATGGCAAAATACTTTTTTCTTTCCCGGCGTTCCCTGGCGGCTCTTCTGCGGCTTCTCTCCTGGTTTATGGCATCCGTGTAGCCTATCATATAGGCCCGGTCCAACGTTGCTTTGTACGGGTTATTCTGTTCGCTTATCTTCTGTACTGCTGCCGTCTGCATCATGTTGTGTTTCCTCGCTTTCTGTTTCTTCCGCTCCGCTTTCGTCCCCACATAATGGCGGAATTAGTAATTTACTTAATCTTGCGTTTTCTGCTTCTCTGTTTTCTCTGATTACCCTTAATTCCTCAATCCGGTTTTTGCTTAAATCATCTATAAGCCTATGTAATCCAGCTGTTGCACTCTCAACGCCGTTTTCTTTCTCCCAGGCTTCAAAAATTGAAACCACCGCCCCGGTTATCTGTTCATATTCCGTTCTAAATCCGGTTTCCTCTTCCTCTGCATCCAGGGTATTAAGAAAATCCGGCTTTTTCCCGGTAATCATTGCTTGGATGTAATACCCCGGCACTTCCGCATTGACCGCATTTGTGATTAACTCCGCTTTGGCTGCTTCCTTTACCATTGCGTAATATTCCGGCTGCTTTACTGTTACCGGGCTATCTGATGTAAAATTATCCATAAATCCCATTTATTTATCCTCGCTTTCTACTCTTCTATCACTTTGCACTCTCTTGGATATACCCCTATTTCTCTTTTACCAACTTCTATATAGTACATTTTCGTGCGTCTGTTTCTTGGTGGTTCTGTCTCTCTTCTTGTAACCGTGTGTACGCTCCCTACTTCCGGCGGATTAGCAATAGGTAACACATCTGTAATTTTGATTTTCATTATTTCACTCCTTTATTTCTTCCATAATCTCTTTTATTTGGTTCATGGTGCTTTCCACCTGGGCTATTGTCATATTCTTATCGTCTATGTAATAATCCGCACAGATTTTTCTTGTATCGTTGCCCCACCGCTTTATCTGCTCCGGTAACGGCTCATTCACGGCATCAAATACAAGCCCTTGCAATCTGCACCACTCCACGGCATTTTCCAGGTCTGCCCCGGCTCTGCTTGTCCACAATATTATTTGGTGTCCCTGGGCTTTTACCGCTTTCGCAAAAGCAACCATTTTTTTGTTTGGGGCTACAATTTCCAGGAAACGGGTAATAGCCAATGTGTTATCAAAATCAATTGCGTATATTGCCATTATTCGCCCTCTCTTTCTGCTGCCGGGTTAAGGCTCATTTCATATTTCATAAGCATAGCGGCCGTCTGTACGGCTTCGCACGCAAGGTTAATTGCGTAATCTGCGATTTTAAGCGGTGTTATCTCTTCTTTCAGATAACAAGGTGTTTCTTTCCCTCTCACATCATCCCATAAGCACTTAAAGGATGCTTCCAACTCTTCAAGGGCTTCTTTGCTCTCTTCTAATTCCTCATAAGCAACCGCCACGCCCTCATGTTTTGATGTAAATAACGGGAATTGCTCATTTGCCCGGTTTAATTCTCTGTTGGCTGCTGCCGTGATTTCTTCTTTTAATTTCTGCATCATGTTGTGTTCCCTCGCTTTCTGTACTGCTGCACCCCTAAACCATGTAAGGGGCTGCAAATTCATATACCGGCCTATCTGCTGCCGGGTTCATCTGCTCCGGCTTGGTATAAAGTTTTAATGTGATTGCCGGGTTTCCGTCTGCATCCGTTCCCCGTGGGTTGAAATTATACTTAAATCCCAAATGGCTATTCATGGATGCACCTTTTAAGGTAAAGGCAAAATTGCTTAATTCCCTTGCCCCAACCGTCACACCCTGGGTGTTTAAATCTCTCCACCGCTTAAAGGTGCTTTTGATGTGTTCTAAAAAATCCGGCTCAATCTGATTGTTAATAGGCATCATTGTTTTTTCTTCCATGTGCTATTCCTCGCTTTTCAATATGATTTCCCGGTATATAGTCAACTGCAAATCTGAAAAACTGTAATTTGGTGTTTCTTCCGGGTGTAATGGCTGCATTAGCCCCAATTCCTTATACTTTTTATGGGTTATGTCCACATTTTCTTTTATCCGTGTAACCTCTTCCGCCATAAGTGCTTCATATTCCGGCGTGCGTACCATATTCCCTAAATACCCGGCGTATAGTTCCGTTTTGCCTTTCATAATCCGCACACGGTCCGGACCGGACATAACGCCCACAATGTCCGCCAATGTCATACGCTGCACCTACCTTGTGGCTTCTACAATGGCGTTGTATAAATCCGGTGTTCTTTCTCCGGCTTCCAACCGCTCTTTTAATGGGGTAAGTAATGGATAAATGATTTTTCCCATATATCCGCCCGGTGCATATTTTGAAAGCATATCATTGACGGCGTTTTGTGCCGCTTCCCAATCTCTCAATATTTCCGGTGCTTCCCCAATCGTCATTCCGTCCAATTCCTCTTTAATGTGCTTTGCGAACATCTTTTCTGTTTCATCTGTCACGCACGCACTCGCTACAATTCCACTATCAAGAAGAAAATGTAACATCCCGGCGGCTAATGCGTCCGGCGTTATGGTTTCCTCTGCCGGAATTGCGGTTTTAGTTGTTTCTTTCTGGTCTGCTGCCGCCTGGGCTTCTGCTGCCGCCAAAATGCTTTCCGCCGTTGGTTTCTCTTCCGGTTCATTCATCCCGGTAAAATTCTTGTTTTCTGCTTCCATGTTTTGTTCCTCGCTTTCTTCTGCTGCATAAATGCTTTTTGCTATCTCTTCCGCTATTGCGGTAAATACTGTTGTGGTTACTGCATTGCCAAATTGTTTATATGCCTGGCTATCTGAAACAACTTGTTTCCAATCGTCCATAGGGAACGCTTGTAAAATTCCGTATTCTTTAGGTGTCAACTTCCGCACCCTCAACCGCTTTGTATCAAATATTTTCACTTCTTGTTGCCCCCCCTGGCACGTTACAAGCGTTGGTGCTATTCCGTCCACGGAATACACTCGCCGCCATTGGTCTTTCCCTTTAATGTCAAGCATCCCCACCATTTGGCAATCCTGGTTGTTGGCTCTTTCCATTGTCTTGTTCCTTTCGCTCTTCTATAACTGCTATCATGTCTTTCTTTCCGGCATATCCTTTGTAATCCCTGGCGGTAAGGCACGGGGAAACATCCGTAAGTTTCAAAACATTTCTTCCGCATTTATTGACCGTTACCGTTATGGGAAACTCGGTTGTCCTCTGCCCCCCCCTGGGTTGATGATAACGTGTTGGTAGTTATGTTTCTTTGTGATGCTTCCGCCCCCCCAACTCGTAATGTTTTACCGCAACCGTTAGGGTCTAAAAGCCCGGTTTCCTCTGCAATGTCCGCAATAACGCTTTCTTCCGTCTGTTCATCTTCCAGGATGATAACGCCGTGTAAATCCTGGGCGGTAAGTGTAAACATTGGCTCGTCCTCTGCCTTTGCCCTTGGTCCGTTCTGCCGTTTGTTAATACGGTCCGGCGTAATGCACGCATGGCACTTTCCCATTTTCTCCAATTTCTCCATTGCCTGGGCTATAATGGTTTGTGCCTTTTCGTCCGGCAAGTAATATTTTTCCGGCACATCTTTTTCCAGGTAATCCGATAACTTCGGTACAAATTCGTGTTGCTCTTTTGGAAATGTAAATGATAGGTTCTTTTTGTTCCTGGTCCCTACTACTGCGTAACGGTCCCGGTTCTGTGGCACGTTCCAATATTTGGAATTAAACATTTCAATATGTGCCGTGTACCCGTGGCGTTCATATTCAAGGCGTAACACGGGCAAATATGGGCGTAACCCTCGCACGTTCTCCGCAATGATAACGGCCGGCATGGCGTGTTCTCTCTCTCTCTCTGTTTCTTCAAGTAATCGCATCATTTCAAAGAAACATCCGCTACGGCTCGCCGCCTTAAAATTGTTACTGCTGCACTTGGGGCAAATGGTGTTGCCCGTGTACTCTTCCGGGTTTATCTCTATTTCCTCGCCGCAATCCTCGCATTTTAAAATCATGCCCCGTTGCTTTCCGGCAACGCTCAAATCCTGGCAAGGAAAGCCGAACGCCCACACATCCGCTTGTGGTATATCTGCTTGGTGTAATTCCTTAATGTCTGCTTTCTGTACATGGTCCCCTACGTTTGCCCGGTAACTCTCCACGGCGTATTTATCAAAGTCCCATGCCCCGGCTATTTCATACCCGGCATTTTTAAATGCAATACCCATTCCGCCGCATCCACAAAAGAAGTCATTAACCTTTAATTTTCTCATGTTAAGTTCCTCGCTATCTGAAATTTATATAGTCGGTGTACGCTTCGTAAATCTCCATATCTTCCCCAAATGCAAGTTGACCGTCTATATTTTTATCTTCCATCCACCACTTAAAAACTTTAATTCCGGTTTTCCATAAATCTCTATTTTTAAGTCCTCTCCGTTCTCGTTCAATCAGCATCTTGTCAAATGCTCTTATATATGCTTCCTTGTACTTTGGATAACGTTCAAATTCTTTCCATCTTCTTTCTCCGGCCATTGGGCAACCTATACATCCAACTCGGCATTGACCGCATCCATATAACGGATTTAAAGGTATGTTATTAGTTTTTATGTACCACCACAAAAATTCATCATCCCAATTCAAAAGTGGATTTATTAGTGTTTTATGTGTGCGGTAACACAATTCAAAAATTCTTCTATTTTCGTCATTGTCGAGATTGTAAACTATCACGCCGCCTTTAGGTGTTTCTTTAAAATCTTCATTATCTTTTATTTTTTGTTTCAATTCTTTTTTAGGGTTTGTGAAAGTAATCACGCCTTGGTTGCTCTCTCTGTTTTTGCTTTCTGCTTTTCTTACCCCCGTTACCAACTTCTCCCCAATACCGCTATTTTCTTTTAAATCCGCACAACAATACCTCATGCGTCTTGTTGGTGGCGTTCCGTGTCTCACTATCAATTGCCACATTGTTTCTTTGGGATAACTGATTTCATATTCAATTCCCATTTTTTCAAATTTTTCTTTTTCTTCTCTCACAAAATATACTGTTTCCGGTGCATCAACCGTTGTGTGGTTATGACGCACCTTAAAATTTAAACCGTATATTTCCCGTGCTTTTAATGCAATATGTTTTAAAACACTACTATCTTTTCCGCCGCTATCCGATATAACACAATTGTCATAAGCACATAGAACTTGTAATATCTCTATTGCTTCTTTCTCTAATTTTTCCATGTTGAGTTCCTTTTTTATTTATAAACTTCTCTGTGCTACTTCTGCCCGGTATGGTGTTCCCCCACGCTTCAATTCGTTATAAATCGTTGCTCTGTGAAACCCAACCGCCTTTGCAATATCTGTAACCTTTGCCCCGGTTCGCTCCATTGCTTCAATCTTCTGTCTGTCGGCGTATGTAATACGCTTATCTCCTTTTTTCACGTTTCCGCCCACCTTTCCTTAAAAATTGGCAAAATAAAAAGTGCTACAAGAGTTTTTTAATTCTCTTGTAGCACTCGTATTTTCCACAATAAAAAATCAAGTGCGATAGAGTTATTAACCCTTGTCGCACTTGATTTTACAACTTAGCTAAAAAATTTCTTTTTCATATCGGTGGTAAAAAAGGGTAACTTTAATAGAGCTCCCTTAGGGTGCTTTTTCAAAATCTATCG